AGTGCTATTGTTAGCATGGTGCATAAAGATGCTGGTGGCGATGCCGCCGCATCAACTGCAGGCACTCAAGTTTCAAACGTTATATTAGATACAACCGCACAACGTGGTGACTATGTAAATATAATGGCTTGGAATGGAGAGTGGCTAGCTGAAGCGATGAGTAGTATTAACGCTGGTATCCACACATCATAAACTTAATACATAGAGTTTAACAGTTAATGGAACTGTGGGGGTTATCAATAAAAGGTAGCCCCCAAATCCATAAGGAGAAATATGGCAGCTTTTAATGTAACAACAAAAGTAATTATTAACACTATTAGTCCTGGCGCTGATTCTGTTTCTGGTTCTTATGCGAAAGAAGTAAATGATTATTTACAGAGCGTAGATGATAGTAAAACCATACGGTCTATTCATAGTATTCAAATGAAGGATGGCAGAATTATGACTGTTATTATACATGACTCATGATGGAGTGTCAACATTGCAATGCAGATAATTCTGAGAATTGGTTTTATTGTAAAACCTGTGGGAAGAGAGCATCTGAGCCTACTTACACAACCAATCTTTATATGGGAAGTGAGATAGGAAGACGAACTGATATAGAATTTTCATCTGTTACAATGGATAGTCATATTGATAAAATTAAAAAAGATAGAGCAAAGAAAGATACAAAATTTTGGAATAATAAAGTGAAAGAGCATAGGAGTAGATATGCCTAAAGTAAAAACAAAATCTGGGAAAGTAAAGCATTATCCGTATACAAAAAAGGGGAAAGCCGCCGCTAAGAAAGCAAGAAAGCGTGCTAAGAAATAATGGCTACTCTTAAAGTAAAATTACAAGAAGATATTATACTAGACAACCAAGACTATGGTTCTAAAAGATCATTTGAAATTGGGAGTATTGCGAATATAACAAAGAAAATAGTAACTATAGCTTCAGATGATGACGCTACTGTTTTAGTTTTTAAATCTACCACGGCTTCTGCGGATGGGGCATTAGATTTACAAACTGTGAAATATATTCGTATCACAAATTTAGATAGTTCTAATTCTGTTAATGTTTCATTACAACTAGATTCTGGTGAAGATAATTCAGCAGCAGATTTATCAATAACGCATTTAGTTGAGGCTGGTAGAAGTTTTTTAATGGGTGCCCCAGATGAAGGTGTTCATGCTGACGATGATGCAGCAAGTATAGTAACCTCCTTGACAGACTTAGAAAGTATTATAGTAGACCCAGGCTCAAATAGCGGTCAGGTCGAGGTCTTTGTAGCGAGTACATAATGGCAACTTTTGAAGCACAAGTAGAAGGCCTTACTAGCCTTTCAATAGATGGAAGTAGTTCTCCAACACAAACTGAATTAACTCAATTTCTTACAGATGGTGCTAAAGAGATAATAAATATTTTACCGGATAGGCTGAAATCATTGTGTGCATCTGAGCAAACATTTACATCTGGTAGTGCAGATACATTAAATACAGGCCATGTAATGTATGTTACTAGAAGCGATGGGGATATTGATCAACCATGTAGAAGATTACCAGCTCCACTTGTTGGTAAAGCAAAAGACCCAGATGAGATGCTGTATGCGTCTGTAACAGACCCAGTTTATTTTATTAAAAATAATACACTAGATGTCTTACCAGATAGCGGTTCTTGTAAATATTCAGAAGTACAGTATCCTGCAGTTGCTTACGGTGATAGCGCTATTGCTAGGTTCCCAGATGAGGCAGAGCATCTTGTCCCTCTATATGGAGCTGTAAAATCATTGCAAAATGTTTTAGGTAATAAATCATCCAATTCTTCTATTACTACAGCATTGACTGCCATTAAAGCTGAACTTGACGAAACTCAGGACGTATGTGATAAAATAGATGCTGACTTAGTTCTTGCAAAGGCAGAAGTTGTTCTTGCTAAAACAGAAGCTGCGGAACTCGCTACCCAAACAGATAATAGTAGCACTTTTAATACTGCTTTAGCTGCTATAGCTACAGAATTAAATAAAGTTGATAATGTTATTATAGAAGCAAGTACAGAGTTTGATAAGGTTGACAATGTAATTGTTGAGGGAAGTGCAGAACTTGATAAATCTACTGCACTATTAGATTTAGGTGAAGCTGATTCAGAGGGAGCTGTAAATACTGCGGCGGGGAAAATAATAACAGAGCTAGATGAAACACAGGCTATTTGTGATGAGATTGGAGGTGAAGTAGATAAAGCTAAAACTGCACTTTCAAATATGGCTACTGAAATGGCATTAGCAAACCAAGAAATTGATGATGCTTTAACAGAAATTGGTGAAGCCATAACTCTTACTGATAGCAGTAGTTCTGATATAAAGACATCTGTAGATGGGATGAAGACAGCAGTTGCTAAATTTAGAGCCGATGCTAGTGACCCTGCGTTATTTGGAGATGAATCTACATATACTACTGCAAGTTCAGCTATGACAAGTGTTAAAACTTATGTTGATAGAGCAATTAGTTATATTGATGGAAATTTTCCAGATGCGGCTTATGATTTAGTAGCAAACCTTGCTGATGTAGACGCTGAATTGACCAGCGAAGATATTGAACTGGCAAATGCAAGAATGTCTCAAGCCCAAAATACATTAAGAGCGGCAGAGACTGACCTTAGAATAGCAGACGCATATATAAAAGAATGGAATACAATGGCGGATACTCTTGTTAAGGAGGTTAATGCATTTTCATCAGAAGCTTCTTCTAGATATGGGTGGATTTCTGCTAAAGCCCAAGTATGGGGTGGAGAAATTTCAGCGGCACAGGGTTATATGTCAGTAGCTAATGGGTATGCATCTCAAGCTAGTGGGTTTAATTCAAATGCTCAAGGTTATGCAAATGAGGTTAAAACTAAAATTGATATAGCTAGTGGGTATATTTCTGAAATTAATGTTAGATTACAGCAGGCGGATGCAAAAAGAAAAGAGTCTCAATCAAGATTGACGGCTGGTAATGCTTATTTTCAAGAGGCTCAGTCAATAGTATCTCAAGGTAATGCCTATATTTCAGAGGCTCAGGCATATGTGACCCAAGCACAAGGATACGCCGCCGAAGTTAATGCTAGGTCTGATTTTAGTTCTGCTAAAACTCAGGCGATTCAAGGATATATAAATACAGCTCAAGCTTATGTATCCACGGCTCAGGGATTTGGAAATGAGATTCAGTCTAAAATGGGAATTGCGCAGGGGTACGGCAACGAAATTCAATCAAGATTAGCTGTAGACACAGCTCATTATAGTTGGTACGAAAAACAGCAGGCTAAATTACAGAAAGATTATGAAGATGGCGTTGCTAAAATCATGAGTTAATTATGGCAGTTCATAAAATAAGCGTTAAATCATTAGTAAGTAGAGTTCGCCAGGTATTCCCTGATGCTCCTGAAAATTATATATTGAATTTAATAAATGATGCTTTAGTTGAAATGGGGATGTATAATACTAAAGTAGTCCATGCTAAGATAACAACAGTAGCAGACCAAATGTATTACGATATATCTGATGGAGCAGAGGACTCAAGTGGTAATAAATTAGAGGCTAATAAAGTTATTAGAGCTTACCTAATGGATAGCGATGGCGATTATATACAAATCCCAAGAATGATAGATAAAGATTTATTATTAGCAGACGCATCATCTGAAAGTGCAGTGGAGTCACCGGATTAATTATGGCAAGTAATATAAAATACCCAGAGAATAATGCGCTATATTTTACAGAAGGAAGCCGTCTTGGCTTACTTACAAAAGTAGATAGTGATGGTGATGCGAGAACATCAAGTAGAAAGAAGTGGAAGGCTATTAGCGAAGCCGTTACAGACGGTTTATTGATTCATTACTATGCAGAGCCAAATAGCGTTGCATCAATTAACAGTTCCATGGACTTGGATAATACTCTCCAGCGTGCGGTTGTGGACTATGTAAAAAAGTGTTTGTATATGGATAGAGCAGGTACGGCTACTGATACTGGAGTTGTGCAATCTGCAACGCTATTATCCACTTCTCATCAGAAAAATTTTGAAGACGCTATAAAAAGATATGGCGCAAAGAAACGTGATAAAACTGGAGGTACCAGAGCAATAAAGGTACCTGACTTAACTTAATACACTCGGATAGGGAGCATTCTCGCCCCGCAAGCTGAGTAAATTTAACAGGAGAATAAGATGGCAAATCTACAAAAATACAGAGCACACGAATCGCTTAATGCTGACTCAGCCGCAGGCTGGGATGTACAAACAGCGGTTACTGTTGGCTCTACCGCTACGTCAGCTAATGTAAGCGGATATAATACTATTCATATACAAACTAGTGAACCGATATATTTTATGTTCACCACCGTTGCACATGGCACTACAGATTCAGTTAACACGAGCAATGATTTATACTTAGCTGGTGGGGATACAATATATTCATTACGGATTCCCAATGCTTTGGGTAATGCTGTGTATATCCAATGGGAGCGTAAAAGCTCTGATTCCACTGTCAGATACGTACTGGCTTAGGGGGTTATTATGAGAAGTACAATTATATCAACAACGTCTGACCATATAGCTTCAGGCGGTACAATAACTGGCGACCTGACCATTTCAGGTGATTTAACTGTAA